GTGTCATCGTGCATGTGGCAATCGCCCGACATGTGTGTGGGGGCCGCTTCGATATGACGCTAATCGAAGCCCGCCGGAACCTTTTCCCATGTTGCTGGAACTGCAACGCCAATACCCCGTGTCCACGCCGATTGGCTACGGGTGGGTCACGATCTGCTCCAAGGAGAGCGGACTGGCCAACGATCTGTGGACGGTCGTCATGGAAAAGGACGGCGCACATTGCCACTTCCGCAGTGATCAAATTTTCGCGCTCCCAAATGGGACGCTCGACATAGCAACAACACCAACACCATGCAATACAACGACGACAATAGAGGCGCGGCATTCCCGCGCCAGAGCGATAATCCAAAAGCTCCAAAGTGGTCTGGCCCCGTCAAAATCGAAGGCCGCGATTACGAAATATCCGTGTGGCCCCAAACGAGCAAAAGCGGACAGGAATACCTCTCGCTAAAGTTTGGGCCTCCGTGGAAGCCAAAAGAAAAAACTGATTACGTCGCGCCTAAACCAGCCGCGCCAAGAATCACCGACGCGGATGACGACCAATCCATCCCTTTTTAGCGCAATGAAAGCCTGCGCTTGTTGCGGAGAGATCAAGCCGCTCGACATGTTTCACAAACACAAACAGACGTCGGACGGATTGCGGACACACTGCAAGCAGTGTCGCTCGCAAGAGTTGAAGCGTTACCACGCCAAACTAAAGGAAGATGCTGAAAAGTATGAGGCGTGGAAAAAGCGAATGGCGCTTCAGCATCAAGCGATCAAAAACGATCCGGTGCGATTGGACAAGCAGCGCACAAAGTGCAGGGAATACAGGAGAAAGCACCAAGCGCTGCATGGCAAAAAGCCATTTGAATACAACGCGCATAGTGCGCTGAAGTGGCAGGCGGCAAATAAGGAAAAGATGCAAGCGCACAAAGCTGTGCGGATGGCTATTCGCGGAGGCTTGTTGACAAAGCAACCGTGCGAAATGTGCGGGTGTGACGCTGTTCACGCCCACCACGACGATTATTCGCGCCCGCTGGACGTTCGATGGCTTTGCCCAACGCACCACGGAGAGGTGCATGTCGAGATAAGGCGCAGGCAACTATTCCAAGGAGTCAACTGATTGATCCTGCACGAGACACAAGCAGACCGGCGCACCGAAGCGCGGATCGTCGAAGCCGTCGCCGCCAAGCACGGATTCGGCACCGCGTTTTGCTCCAAGGCTTACCCCGTGGACTCCATGTTCATGCGGGGCCGGAAGCCGGTCTGCTTTGTCGAGGCAAGGCATCGAAACAACGCGAAGGACAAGTATCCGACCTTCATGTGGTCGCTGCAAAAGTTCATCCACGCGAAGCAGTTTGCCGAAGTGCTGCCGACCGTCCTGCTCGTCGAGTGGGAGGACGGCATCTTCAGCCACCGGATCAACGGCGATCACTACGAGATCAGCTACGTCAACCGCACCGGCACCACCGGACGCACCAGCGCCGACAACGAGCCGGTCATCGAAATACCGACGGACAAGTTCAAAGAGGAAATACCGAGGGAATACTCATGGTAGTTGAGGCGAGCGTAAGCGAGACGAATAAGATAGAGCGGGTTAGTCAAAACGTGGTCAATGTTTTAGTTTGACCATCAGAGTAAAAAAGACCCATGCCAATCACTTCCGACAGCGAAATGGAACACCGCGTGAGCGTGGTGGCCGACTGGGTTTTGGAAGGTCGCCGCTTCACTGATCTTGTTTCCTCTATTTGCAGCGAGTTCAAGGTCTGCAAGCGCACCGCGGCCAACTACATCGACCGAGCCAATCCTATCGCCCGCGAGACGCGCATGAAACAGAAGGAAACCATGATTGCCCGCGCCGCGGACAAGCTGGAGAAGATCCACGACAAAGCCTACGCCCGCGAGGATTGCAGCGCCGCGACCGGAGCCGTGCGCGAACTGGTCAAGCTCCTTGGCTTGGCCGAGGCCGAGAAGCAGGAGGTCAAGCATGACCTTACGGACGAGTTTGTTGGCGTCTTCCGCGGGATTGTGAAAGCGAGCGACAAACCGGCGTGACGACCGACGACTTGGCCAATCCGCTCTGGCGGTTGCGGAACCTCTACCACATCAAGCAGGCGAGCGACGGGCGGATCATCAAGTTTGCGCCGAGGCCGGAGCAGCAGCGGGTCTACGACATGCTTTTCAAGGAGGGCGTCAAGCGCCTCATTATCTTGAAGGCCCGCCGTCTGGGCATGTCCACCGCGCTCGACGTCCTGCTGACCGACCAGATGCTGTGGAACGCTGGCACACAATGCTCGTTGGTCGATCAGACCGCGGCGGATGCCGAGCGCAAGTTGGCGACGATTGCCAAGGTCGCCTTGGACAACCTCCCTCCGGTTGCCTTGCAGTGCATTGAGAAGGTGCGCGACTCCGGTTCGATCCTTGAGGTCAGCGTGGCCGGTGAGGCCGCGTCGTCGTTCTTTGCGGGCCTGCGAGCGCGCGGCGGCACCAACAACTGGCTTCACCTCTCCGAGTGGGGAGTTATCCAAGCGGACGACCCGCGGCGCAGTGAGGAAATTCTGACCGGCGCGATCCCGTCCGCGGAGCATGGCCGGATCATCATCGAAACCACTTGGAAAGGCGGGCGAGGGGGCCACTTGTGGGACATCGTCAAGGGTGCTTTGGAGACGCCGGAAGCGGCCAAGACGGACAAGGATTGGCGCGTGGTCTTCTTTCCGTGGTGGAAAGACCCGACCTATGTGGTCGAGGGCGATGTGTCCACGATCAGTCCAGCGATCAGTCAATACTTGGACAACATGGAGCAGACGACCGGCCACACGTTCAGCCCGCAACAGCGCCTGTGGTATGACCGGCAGTCCCGCGACTTGGGTTTGTTTATTTTTAGAGAATTTCCCACCACCTTGGACGAGTGCTTCAAGTCGCCGGTCGAGGGCGCGATCTATGCGGGCGAACTGGACAAGCTCCGCGCCTCCGGTGCGATTAGTGCGTTTAAGACCGACAACTCGACTTTGGTGCATACCGCGTGGGATCTGGGCAGTCCGGTCAATACGGTCGTTTGGTATTTCCAAGTGATCGGCGGCAACGAGATCCGCGTGATCGATTGCGACATGGATCTGGACATGACGCCTGTCCAGCGCGTCGGTCACATGCTGGCCAAGGGATACAGCTACGGAGCGCACTTCCTGCCCCACGATGCCGCGGCGACAAGGACAAGTGGCAAGGCTGACGCCCAAGTGTATACCGAAGCCGGTCTGGCCAATGTGCGCGTCCTGCCGCGGACGCATGACATCTGGATTGGCATCAATGCCTGCCTGCAAATGTTCCCGCGGTTCTCGTTCCGCCTGCCTGCCTGCGAGCGTGGCTTGGACGCACTGGCCAACTACGCCTACAAGCGCAGCAGCGCGACCGGCATTGTGGTCAACGAGCCAGTCCACAACTGGGCCAGCCATGCCGCGGACGCGCTCCGCATGATAGCCGAGGCCGAGATGGCGGGCATGCTCAAGACCGGCTTCGCCAAGCCGCGCCCGACCGTAGTGACAACCGGCATCCGCGAACTCGACTTTACCCGCAGGACAATCGTGAGACGATGACGCCCATCGAAAAGTGCAAGATGCTTTACACCGCGGATTCCCCGCGGACGTTTGAAGAAGACATGCTCGCGCACTTGGCGCATGGCTGTTTTTTCTCGACGCCGGAGTATGTGATGATGGCGCGTCCGGTGTGCAGTGCGGCCCCGCAGGAGATGATCAACGACGTCTGGTGTGGCTTCCAGCGCAAGGACTGGGACGCATGGTATGTCTACGCTTTCGCCTTGGCCGACGACCAAGGCTTGCAGGGTTTAGTCAAAAAACTATTGCGCCACATTCCGTTTTATCTTCCGCTCATCGCATGGGAGAGGAGTGGCCATCCGCTGACTTTCTTTTCGACCGACAAACTCATCCAAAAATATGCGAAACTATCACTCGTCCAAGATTGACCTAACGTGCCGCTGCCACTTCGGTGGTGGAGCCAAGACGCCTCCCGCGCCTCCGGCCATGCCTGCGTTCCAAGCGCCCCCGCTTCCGCCCCCACCGCCACCGCCGCCACCGCCACCGGAGGCCCAGACGATGGGAGCCAGTGACGCCGCCAACATGCAGCGCAACGCCGCGGCCCGTCGTTCCGGTTTTCGCAAGTCGATCCTCGCGGGCGAAACCGGCGGCTACGTCAATCCGGCCACCGGAGCCAACAGCCTCCTTGGCTAATGGATGGAGCTAACCTTCCATCTGGCCGTCTTCGCGGTGGGCATTGTCCTGCTGATTACCGCGGTTAACGACCCCGACATGTGGTAATGAAAGACAACGTCCAACTCGCTGACTGGGTGCTTGCCCGCAACCAAGACTTGGGTTCCGAGCGGGCCTCATGGGACACGCACTGGCAGGAGTTGGCCGAGTATTTCCTGCCGCGCAAAGCCGAGATCAGCGCCAAGCGGTCAGTGCCGGATAGCTCGCGCTACGATGTCCTTTTCGATACCTCTGCCGTCCAAGCCGCGGCCACGCTGGCCAATGGGCAACTGGCCTACATTACGCCCGCTGACAGCCGGTGGTTTGTCTACGAGCCGCCCAAGGGTGTCAACAGCGACAAGGCCAAGCAGTGGTATGCGAAGTGTTCCGAGATGACCCAGTTGCTCTTGGCCACCAGCAACCTTTATACGGAAGTGCATGAGTTGTATTACGACGACTCCGTCTTCGGCACCTACTGCATGTTCGTTGAGGCAGGAATGTCGCACCCGCTCGTCTTCCACAAGTTTGACATCGGCACCTACAGCTTGGCCGAGAACGACGAGGGTCTGATCGACACCGTGTTCCGCGAACTGGAACTGACCGTGCTGCAAGCCGCGGACAAGTTTGGCGAAGACAACCTTGCGCCCGCCATGCAGAAGAAGCTGGCCGAGATCCGGCGCACCGGCAAGGGCGGCACCGTCAAGCATCGCTTCGTTCATGCCCTCTACAAGCGCGAGGACGGCGACCGCGACCGGAACAAGGCCGACGGCCCGAACAAGCCTTGGGCGTCGGTCTACGTTGACCAGAGCAACAAGCATGTCTGCCGCAACAGTGGCTACGACGAGAAACCCTTCTTCGCCGGTCGCCACGTTAAAAGCCAGCAGGGCGTCTACGGCGTCAGTCCCGCATGGATGGCGCTACCCGAAGCCCGCCAACTCAATTTTTTGGCCAAACAGCTTGACGCCCTCTCCGAGATCAAAGCGTTCCCTCGTCTCCTCATGCCAGCTACGCACGAAGGGGAAGTCGATTTGCGCTCTGGGGGCGTCACTTATTACGACCCGACGCAACCCAACGCTTTGCCGCAGGAATGGGCCACTGCTGGTGACTATTCCATCGGACTCGACCGCGAGGCCCGCAAGACCAACGCGATCAACACCGCGATGCATGTGGACATGTTCCGCATGTTTGCTTCGATGGAGCGCACCAACATGACCGCGACCGAAGTGGCCGAGCGGGCCAGTGAAAAGCTGGTGCAGTTTTCCCCCTCGTTCACCCGCAAGACGACCGAGTTGCTTTCGCCCATGCTGCGCGGAGTCTTTGGGATTCTTATCCGCAACGGCCATTTCCCCCCGCCGCCGCAGGACGCGATCCAGATGGACGCGATGGGCCAGCCCATGCTGCCGGAGCCGGAGGTCAGCTACGTCAGCAAGGTCGCGCTCGCCATCCGCGCCATGCACAACCTTTCCTTGGCAAGGACAATGGAGCGCAACGCGATCATCGCGCAAGTGCGACCGGAGGTACTCGACAACTTCAAGTGGGACGTCATCGCCCGCGAAACCGCCCGCAACGACGGACTGCCTGCCGACTGGCTGGCCGAAGAGGACGAGGTCGAGGAGGCCCGCGCCGCCCGCGCACAGGCACAGGCCCAGATGCAGCAGCAGCAGGAGATGCTCACGATGGCCGAGGCCGCAGGCAAAGCCGGTAGCGTCAAGCAGGATTCCGCTTTGGGACGACTGATGAACCAAGCCACCGCATGACCACCGACAAAGAACTGGAGCGCAGCAAGTCGCTTCAGCGCATCAACAACGCTTACCACCGATGCTTCGACAACGAAGACGGGCAAGTCGTCTTGGACAACCTCCGCGCCTACTTCCGCATGAACCGGCCCGCTTTTGAACGCACGCTGGGACGTCCGTTTGATCCGATTGCCGCCGCGGTGCGGGACGGCCAGCGCGAGGTGATTCTTTTCGTCGAACACAAACTTTCCCTGCCCGTCGTCGGTGATGCCGACGTCGAGCGTCCAACCACCGAAGTCCTCCGCTAAACGCGGTTTAGTCAAAACACCAACCAACCAACACCACCATGATCGATGCAACCACCACCTCCGAAACCAGCACCACCGCGGACAGCGCCGCTGTTCCCGCGTCCACCGCACCCGCTGCTAACACCAGCGTCACAACCGAAGGGACACTCCTTTCCGGTGCGCCTGCCAGCGTTACCGACGCGCCCGCCGCACCGCCAGCCGTAGGCGAAAAGCCCGAATGGCTGGAGGCCAAGTTCTGGACAGACAAAG